ACAACTTCAGACGTGCCAAACTCAACACGCTCTACGCCATTTGTCGCAACACCTAGCTGATTTGCAGCAGGTCGAAAGAATCCAGTATCCAGATCATCAGCAAATGCCAAGCCAGGAGCAGCCGCCGTGCCGTCCTCCATCAGCTTTGTGCCGTCAAGCTCCCCTATAACAACCCAGTCATCATTCGCTGCATTACGCAGCTTCAACTGCCCAGCAGTAGTGTCAGCCCACCACTGATACGCATAAGTCGTGGCAGGCTCCGTCGCGTTGCTGTTGTTGGTGACGATTGCCGCCAACGCATTATTCAGGTCAGCTCTGACAGCCGCGCCAGAAGCGTTAGCAATGACGTAATCGTGGGTGGCCATGCTTAGGTCTGCTCAGTGCCGTAGCCAACCGCTTGATACTGGAAATTACGGTCGATCGCAGTGTTGCTGCTGTCGTAGAACGTAATCGTGAATCCAGTTCTAGAGGCTGATGTCACTTCATAGTAATCCCCTGAGGCAAGATTGGAAGCAGTGATGCCGAGGCTCGGTTCCTGATAGAAACCGTTTGCAAATGTGACGACCTTTGCCGCAGCACCTGAGGCAATCGTTGCACTGCTCTCGGTGCGTGACTCAAGCTGCATTGTGTAGCCAAGCTCATCGACAAGCGGTGTCTGGTCAACGTGTGCAGCACTTAGCTCAGCTTTGAACTGGAACTGCCTGCCGGTGTAACGGCCAGATTCCATCGGCACCCATGCGCCAAAGTCGATGTCAGATTCCATTTGAATTTTGTCTGTTCCATCTTCCAACAGGAAGAAGCTGCCATCTTCCAACAGCAATTCCTCGTCAGTCGTCGCCTGATCGCTTGTGCGAAAATAGATGTCAGTGCTGGTGTCGTCGGGAATGTCGCCGTCAAAGTCTGACCAGCGATCGATTAACTCAACGCGATCATCGATAGTATCTGCAGGATACAGACCCCGAGTCGTCAGCTTGCGCGTAAAGACAACACTGAAAACACCACCAAGATCTAAGACGTTGTTGAAGTAGTACCGGCCAGACGCCAAGCGTGTGCCAATAAAGTCAAACGTGCCCAGGGCATCTAAATCGACGACTTCATCAAAGGTTGCGTCACCGTCCAGCACCAAGCCGTCATACTCTGCGTCGTAGAAGACATCAACCTTGTCACCTTGATACGGCGGCGAGTCTTGATCTTCGCGGCGAACTTGAATGTTCAACCGTGGGATTGGATTTGGTAGATCAATGACCGCACTTGCTGCCTCGGCACTGCGTTGACCATTCTCATCTTGAAACTTGATTAGATACTCGCCTTCGATCAAAGGCAGCATTGCAAAGTTTGTCTGCGCTTTAATCTCACGCAGTAAAGTGCTATTTGGCCATTCGCCTGTTCCGTCAACCTGTGGCGCATGACGGATGATCGCTAAAAAGTTACTGGCATTTAGTCCAGTGTTTGGGATTTTCCAGCGAAGAATTGCCTGATCACCTTCGATCGCTTGAATCGTTACATCGGCAGGGATCGGCGGCAGAACAACTTTGTTTGGATCGTCAGGATCGATGTCTGGCTCTGGCACCGTGCCAATAGCCTGAACCCATGCAGATTTACGGTTGACCGGCGGCGCACCAACAGATCGAATTTGAAAAGTGACTTGCCGCCCTGGGTCAAGATTGTCAATTTCGAAACTGGTATTGGTTGTTTCTGCTCCAATAAAGTTGCCGTTACCGATCTTATAGCGAATTTGAAAACCAAAAGTCGCTCCATCCAGTCCACGACTCCAAGAGGCAATTATTCGATTAGTGGTTGTTTGACCTAAGCTGATTTGACGCGCTTCAAGCGTCAGACTAACAGGCTTAGCCGGTGGATCATTGAATAGCGTGACATCATCAAACTCAAGCGGCGAGCCAGAGTCTGCCGTCGCATAAATGCTGTCATTGTGCTCAACACCAGTGATTGAATATTGACCGTCGCCATTGTCAGCAACCGACAGGCAGCGGAACTTCTGAAGCTCAACGCTTGAAGATGTAATCGACCAAATTGACTGCGCCAGCGGAGCAGAACTAAATGCCGACGTAGTGATAACAGCACCAGAAACGCTATCAGTGCTGATTGGCCTGGTTTCAATGCTTCCGTCGGCCAGTGTGCAAGTCAGCTGATGGCCACTACCTGCAGGCAATGCAATCGTCTGATCAACTGTGATTGCTGTTGTCGTTGCACTGCTGACGCGACCGGCAAGACGCACGCCTTGGCGCATCTCATCCGATACTGCAAACACCTGACCAGGCAGCACCACTGCACCTTGCAGGCCAGTCGTAAAGGTGACGATTTCACCGTCAATCTCTTCTGATGCCAGCATCCACCGGCCAAGACGCTGCGCCTGAAACTTAGAAGTTGCGCCAAAAGCAACGATCTCTTTAGTCTGATAGCCATATTTAGAAATCAGACTGGCATCTTCTACAACGACATAATTTGACTTGTAGAAATTCTGAGGATCGTTATAACGAACGCGGATGCTAGTGCTGCGCGTCTTCAGTGACGTGCCTGAATAGTTGAACGCACCATCGATGACGTTGCTATTGCTGTAAAGATGAACCGGCGAGACATCAGTGCCATTCAGATTGCCGTGATCTGCAGTTGCCTGAATCGTGTTGGCCTGCCAATACAGCATCCCGCGAAACACACTGGCGAGATCCTGCAGCACGCTGAATGCTTCGGCCTGTGAGCCGATTACAGTGTTACACGAAAAACGTGCTTCTTTGGTGCCATCACCGTTAGTGACAAGTTGGTTAGCGTATCGAGCAAGCGGATAAAGATCAACCCAGCTTACGTTTGCAGCTTGCACGAAATCACCAGCGCCATAACGCGGGTTGGTGAGCATGTCGTACCAACAGCAAACCGGGCAGGTCGTCCAAGTTGATTTCAGGCTGCCATCAAAGGCACCATTAAAACTTAGGCTTCCATCACTGCGGACACTCGCATTCGATGGAACTGCCACAATCTTTCCGCGCACCTTATATGCGCGAGTTGGCAAACTACTAAATTGCCGCGTTGACAATGAAACGCCCGTTAGCGCAGCGTATGGATATGGTGTGCGAACATTTTGAATTTCGGTCAGGCTTTCCCAGATGATTTGATTTGCCCTTCCGTTTTGCAAGGGAGTGTCTTTAGGTATATCTTCAAAATTTGCAAATTTAACTTCAAAATGTTCTTCTTTTAGGTTGATCTTTCTGACACGAATATTCCATGGGCCAGCGCCAGAGAGAGCAATGTTTGGCGTTTGAAGCTGGTATCCACTTACAGCGATGCCAGTTATAGTGCGATCATATTTTTTAACATAACCACTGCCTTGCGATTGAACGTCAACTATGACGCGAATGCTTCCATTAAACAGTTGACCCTTGGCCAATCCTTCCGCAGCACTACTGAATAACCTTGGTATAGAAAATAAAAGCTGAAATGCGTCTGCGTCTAAATCCGTAATTTGCCTAATCAGCTGCCCTGCGCCATAGTCACGAGCAGTTACTTCATCGTTAGCGTTTAATGTCTCTGTATAGTTTTCGCCAATTTGAACGTTGATATTTGTTACCGTTGATGATGTTGCGCCAGCTTGCGGCAAAAAGCTCTGATTCCTTCCACCATTGCGGAAGTCGTAAGAAACATCTTGCGACGGAAAATTACGAGAACCACCTGTCTGTATTGGTGTTTCATCTAGGTAAACGCCTTTGTTGCCACCGACGATGCCAGCGATTGGGCCTTCGCACAGCAGGTCAACAATCTTGATTACGGAAGTTGAGTTGAGTGCCATTTATTTAGGTGGTGACAGGGGCTACCCAATAGGACTTGCTCTCGAATAGCTCGTAGCCATTGTGAGCAACAACTAGATTGCACCCGCTGGCGCAACGAAAGTCAACGATAGTAATTGTTGTTTTGATGTCATCTGGTTCCAAACTGTCGCCAAGTTTCGGGTATTGAATATATTGCATCCAGCGATACGCCTGACCTTTCTTTAGCAAGCCTTGCACTGTGACTTGGAACCTAGCCACGTCAGGATCTGGACCTTTTGCACTAATACTTAGCGAAACCTCAAACGTAATAAATCCATCTATTAAAGTCGTGCCTGGACCGCTTACATAATCAAACAAGCCATTCGTCAACTCAAATAAAATCATGTAATTCTTTCTTCTTTCATCATCCTTATAATCAACATCTGCAAGCCTTTCTGCGTTGCCCTCTGACAATGAAATAGTTCTTTTTCTGGCTGTACCCAAAGGCTTCATCAAGGAAGAGTTCCATGGCCTAAACCTAAAGCCTGAAGCGTAAGTCAAACCACTGAGCGTCTCACCACCAACTAAAACGGTGCTTGGGCCAGGTTCTTTGATCGAATTCTTTAAAGGGTCAGAATCATCTGCTACTTCAACCCTTGCAGAAAGCAGGTGGCCACCTGTAATCACTTCTCCGTAAACAACAGGAATTGTTGCGCCAACGCCAACAGTGTTTGCAGCGCCCGTAAACATATACGACTGCCGATCGTTTGAGCCGCGAACAACAGACTGCGGGCCATCAGTTGCGCCTGACTCACCACTGCCTCGAATACCGCCACCAACGCCACCAAGATTGGGGATAACTGGTTGAGGTGACAGCATCTGCGAGACACCGCTAAGGATCAAGCTGGCACCGATTGCGCCGATTGCGGTTGCAACAGAGCCAGTTACAAGACCAGCACCAGCCGCTCCACCAAGCCCAGCACCTAAACCAAGAAAACCACCAGCAGCAGGGCCAAGAAGAATTGCCGCCGCAACCAAACCAACACCTACCAAAATCTGACTGGTGCTATCACCACTACCTGTAACGACAGGCGTCAAAATCAAATCATGGCTGCCTAGCGGTAGCTGCAGATCCTCATATCCCAGATCAACATCAGCCTGAATCAACCGATAACCAACGCCATGCTCATGCGCGTGGATCAGCTCTTCCTGCAGCTCAGGTGAGTTAATGCACAGCAGCTTGATTGCATCTGCAGGCGTCCGCAGATTCTCGTAGGTGTGCTCGGCGCCGTACCGCTCACCCAGATCACCCAGCAGTCGGACGACCTGCTGCATAGCGGAACACTGCTGCAATCCTTTTGACATAATACCGTCGCAACGGCTCGATTGCACTCAATGAGTCTTGCCGCTGATGCAAAATCAACTCATCAGGCAGCAGAATCGCCGCGTGCATCGGCGTGCGTGTATGCAGTCGCATGATCAAAATATCGCCTGGCAATCGCCTGTCATATTCAACCTGCTCAAACCCAATCGCTTCGGCCTGCTCAAGAAAAATGCTATCGCAGATCTCTAAGTTCTCAGGTCGCGCAAACTCAGGCAATTCAATGCCTTGCAGCTTGAACCATTGACGCACCAACGTAAAGCAATCATTGACGCCATACTCCCAGCGCAGACCGACTAGGGATTGATAGTCAACCATTCACGATCAGGCAGCAGGACAATGTACCAAGGCAGTTTGGTGTGCTTGCAGGCTGCGAGATCAGCTTCACTTGCTGGGCCGCCTTGTGGGTGTGAATGCACGATAGCTTCAATCCTTCCGGTCAATGCAGCGCGTGCATAATCGACAGGATTTAAGACAAAGTCTTGCTCAGGACGATCAGCGATATTACGGCAAGGTATGTAACGACCTGCCACCACAACGCCACACGATTCTCGCGGTGATTCTTTTGCAGCATGAGCCTCAGCCTCACATTTGAAGTCTGGCACCAGGGAATCCTCCAAAGGGTATTCGACCAGACGTAAATCTCTTCGTGCAGCTTGTGTAACGCTTGGCGCATTGATCATTCGCTTTATTTGTTGCTTTATCGTTCAGGTCGAAATAGCGCGTTCCTTTGTAGCCGCACTCAGAGCCGCGATACTGCCAAGGACAATGTTCCAAGACTTGACGACGTGGCAAAGCAAGATTGGTGAGGTCTAGCTTGCT